ACAAACGCAAGACGTTGGCAAATTGATCCTGAAACCGCTGTTCATACGCAGCGGGCGCAATCGGTAAGTTCGGTGGGACGACATTCTCTGCCATTACCGACGCCCATCCGGTCGGACATCAATACGCATCATGCCCATCTGCCACGCCACGCCAAGTTCGGTCGAGTCAATACGGAACGCCATCTGACGACCACGCACTCGCGTATACACCTGACCCGTGTACTGCTGAACCGGGATGACTGCGGTGCGTGTGACAGTCGGTTGATCTGCCGTGGTGTAGTTACTGCCTGAGTTCTGTCTCGGCTTAACCGTCAAAGTGACAGTGGGGCTGCTTGCCGAAGATCCCGTGAAGTTCAAGTCAGGCAACATGCGCCAGACGTAACCAAAGTTTTGCCCGTCCTGAATGTCAAAGTCTGAAGTCTCTACGTAGGCTTCAATCGGCAGGGCTGGAGTTACAGACTGATCGTCGTTCCCCACTTCGTGCAGTATGGCTTGGTTCGGCACGTAGTAAGAGACAAGTGAGTATTGGTCATGCGAAGCCGCCGTCGTACCACCTACTCCACGGACGCAACCTGTCAACGTATTGTTGGTTTTAGCCGCATATGTAATTTTTTCTGAGTCAATCTGGATCGTGCCAGATGACGGGTAGGAGAGCGCGTCCGTAAGCGCAATAGTAGTAATGGTCGAGTTAATTGCCGAGGCAAGATAACCACTCTGAAGACTAAACGCCGCAATCGGGTAGTTACGCTGTGAATGCTCTGACCAAAACGAACGGTTGATATTGCCGTAGTACCAGATGCGCTCAAGGTAGTTGTAGATCACGTACCGATCATTGATGGTGCTATTAGCGGACGGGTAGAACCACCAGACTTCGTTGAAGCCTTCGTTTGACCCCGCTACGACTTGATCTAATTGATCGTAGTTGATATCGCTGTAAACAAACTGACGAAGCGTGCAGGGCAGTGTTTCAACGCGACCGGAGTACATGAAGAATTTATCGCGGCCCATCCAGTAGACCACGTTATTCACAGTCTGCATCGCGTTCTGCGAAGCAATCGATACGTCTTGATCAAGAAGCGTAAACGACCACACAAACGGTGGCCCCACGTACTGCATGGAGAAGAGCGCAGTATCCGTCCAGATCAGGATTTCCTGACGAGTATTAACCGCCGCTACGATGTAAGAACCATGCGATAGAGTTTGTTCACCCGATTGATTAGTGACTTCCGGCACCCACTCAAAGACGTTAGCTTGATCTGACCAGCGCACCAGAAGAGGATTAAACGTCGTATTGAAATTAGTCGGGTCGTACGGCGAAGATCCACATGCAATCACAAAGTCGTTAACTGGAGAGTCAATGATCGTTAAAACGTCGTTTGGCACATGCCGACCTGCATAACTAAACGAGATTGACCCCGACACTGCGGCAGTTGAAGCGGTAGAAATATTGACCGTTAGTCCGCCAGTCCAAGCCGTCGTAACGTAAGTTCCAGAAGCGATACCAGTGCCAGAGAGAACAGAACCAGTATTAATACCGGTAACATCTGCTACAACAATTGACACCGCACCAGACGCTGCCGTGCCAGTCGTAGTTGTTTTAATTTGTGTGTCGGCTTTTTCTTCAAGCGTTACAGCGCGAGGCCACGTGGAAGTGTTAAGCGTCCAGTAGTAAATCTCGCCTTGGCGCTCCGCAAACAAAAGATCGTCGCCATAATTAAACATGGACCAGAGTCGCATCGGCACGCCAACGCCCGTAGCAGAACCCCAGCCGCCGTTACCCCAAGGAGGGCCACCCCAGCCTACATACGGCGTATATGTCGCAAGGCCCGCGTCAATATCAAACTTGGCTACAACAAGTGAACCGCCGCCTGTCGTCGTAGAAGTCGCGTTGGCCGAAGCGTAGATAGTGAAAGTATTAGCGGTTGGAATAGTTTGTATTTCGTAGCCGCCACTTATCGTCAGGCTGTCCACCATCGTAGCGCCTGAAAAATCAACATACGTACCAATCGTTGAGCCGTGCGCTGATGCTGTAACCGTGACAAGACGGCTACCTGATGTGACTGAGAAAGGATTCTGGGTAAGGGTTAATGAGTTACCCAGCGGCGTTATGTCGTGGTAAGTACCGCCAATCTCTACATAAACCTTCTGGTTGGTCGCAACTCCTAGAAGATTCTGGCCCACAGTCGTGATCCAGTTCCAAAGCATCCGGCACGCGCCTTTAAATGTGCTGCCGCCTACATTAATACTCTGCCAACCGCCAATTTTCTCAGCGTAGCCAGAGCGGAACCGGATCTTGTCGCCCGCGAAGAATCCCCCCTCGTTGGCGTAACTCGTGGATTCACGATTAACGCCGGGGCGCAATTCAAGTTTCTGTAGGGGCATCAGGCTACTCCCGAAAGATACAACGCCCGTTCGTCGTTACGTCTTTTTACCAGTCCCGGCAGTACCTTACCACCCGCCTTCGTCCACTTCAGAAACTCATCAGCCGCCTCGTCAAAGTCTCCCCGGTTGGTCTTCATTCGGAGAGAAGATCTCTGAAGATTGCCCAGTCCCACGTTGAAGGCAAAACTGACGAGAGAATCGAAGACTCCTTGGCGATTAGAAGCAGCAGGGCAAAGTCGAAGAACCCCACGCTCAAACCGGCCAAGATCTTGAGCAAGAATAGCGTCCACCTCTCCCATACTGAGGATACGATCCCAGCCTGCGGGTACCGGTAAATTCTTGCGCTCTTCATACTTGACTGCCGCATGGGTGGGGTCAATCACATGGCCGACACCGACAGTCCACAAGAGGGCAGGGCAGCGGTAAGGTTTAGTCCTTACCCCCTCGTGATGTTTGATCATCTGGATGGCGGCGGGACTGACCTTCACCGCTTATCCCTTTTTCTGGAATNNCTTGAGTCCCGAACCAGAAGGCGATAATCGAAGACAGAATCAGCATCTCGTCGTCCGAGAAGACATTTTCCATCGCAATCGCAAACGGAATGCCCGTGGTGTACGCATACCAGACCCCGGCGACATTCAGCGCCACGAGTTCCAGCACGAAGATATATGTCACGACCGGACGAACGCTGGCTCGGAGATTGATCATCCACTGTGATGCTCCTTTGCCGATCTCGATGTCGTGCTGGTACAGGGCTTGGCGTTCCTCGGCAGCAGTCTGAGTCTGGATCTGCTCCAGCTTAATTTCTTCTACCCGCGCTTGTGCAATCAGGCCGCGCTCTGCCAACGCCAACTCACGTTCCTTCTGAGCAGCTACAAGGGCTAACTCATGCTTCTTATCTTGCCGGTCTTGAAAGATTGACAAGATCTTAGGTAGCCCACCCGCAAGAAACGAGAGGAACGTCGAGACTAGCGTCATCATGGCTGCACCTTTAGCCGTAAAACGGCGATTCAGTAGGCGTCACAATTGTGCTAAACACCATGTCTACACGCTCTTGCGTAAGAAGCCCTGTACTAACTAACCCTGCGGTCAAAGTGTCTTGCGGAGGACAACTTCCTAAAACAACAGGCTGGCTAGTGTCAGTAGTCATATCTAAAAACTGTTTAGCGTACGCATTTGAATCTTTAGCTGCGTCAAAAGCAGCTTCTTCTGCGTCCGTCAATCTGCCTTTTAAGGATGGGGCTTTAATGACAGGAGGCGGAAGATTATCTGGGCCAATTAAACGATACCGGCCCGGATATTTAGAATTAACAAAAGCTTCATCGGCAACAATGTTCCCTAATGAATTGCCTTTATCGTCAAAAATTTCGTAAATCATCGGAGAAACTCCACCATTACGAATCCATCGCCACCAGCGCCGCCACGCCCATCAGCGTACTGCGTACCGGGATCAGATGGATTAAAGTAAGAATTCGTGGCTTGGTGCGCATAGGCTGATGCTCCACCGGCACCTTTACCGCCTTTTCCACCAAAAGCTAAAGGATAACCATTATAATTTCTGTTCTGCATTTGTTGATATGCGGAACCCACTCCTCCGCCAGCAAAATTTCCTCCTTGTCCTCCTGTAGCGGTAGCATTATTATTGTCATAAGCGGTGGCTCCTACAGGAAAACCTCCGCCGCCGCAATTAGAAAGAACACCGCTAACTGAATCGGGCAAATTTACTGTAGTGCACGAACTGGAACTAAACGAAAGCCCTCCAACAAAGGCTCTACCAAAGTTTCTACCAGTAGCATTCGGAAATCCATTTGCTGGATTAGCTCCGTTTATAGTATCTCCTCCGCCTGTTCCCGCACCGTAAGTGGAAGTTGCGACTACTCCAGATCCAAAAATACCTACAGCACCGCCACCACCACCATCAAGCCCCGCTCCACCTGCCGCATACCAGTCATAAGTGCAGTTCGTAGCATTAGCAATCGTACCTCCTACAGCAGATAGAGCCACGCTACCGCTACTTCCTCCGCCTTGTCCTCCAGTTACAACAAGGCTGATACCGGGGCCAACGACGCTACTAACACTCCCCGATCCTGCTCTACCGTTGGTGTTATACCCCGGATAGTGCTGCATACCTGCGCCACCAGCACCAACAGTAATTACGTAAGAAGAACCGGCTTGGACGTAAATAGTTTTGATGGCTACTCCGCCCGCTGCGCCAGAAGTACCGGCTCCGTTATTCGAAACTTGTGTGCCATAATTATACTGTCTATAACTAAGCCAAGCTCCTTTTCCACCGCCACCAGAACCTACAACAACAAAAGTTGCCCAACCGGTAAACTTTGGTACAAAAGTTTGAGAAGTAGTAAAATGTTGTACGGTGACGGGGTTAAAAGGAGATGCCCCAAACTGTGAATATATGCTCATGCGAGAACCCATCCTTTCGTTGCGTTAGTAAAACGTAATTGCGCAGAAGCATTTGTAGTATCCAAAGTCATATTTTCAGCAAGACCTTGAATATTTTGCCCGTTACGTGCAACTACATTAGTAGTAAGACTATTTGCTACGGTGACGTAAATCGTATCGCTAATTACAGGAGACAGGGGTAGCGTTACGGTCGCTGCGTTTGTAGAGGTCAATACATAATGATTGCTAGCTACTGCGCTGATTGCAGTAGTATCCGACACAACCACCGTAGGAAGACCACCTCCCGTAGACGAAGCAGAGATTGAAATACTGCCCGTCGCGTTGGTAACGACGATTCCCGATCCAGCCGTAATCGTAGAAAGGGTATACCCCGAACCGTTACCAATTAGAAGTTGACCGTTCGTAGGCGCGGTTGAAAGCCCCGTACCGCCCTGCGCTCTTGTAAGCGCGTTGGTCAACGTCAGACTCGTAGCCGACCAGTTTGTACCTGTCAGCGTACTAATATTGGCTGAAGTTGAACTGAGGTTTGATACCGTGGCCGACGTATACGTAGCAGTCGTGCCAGACATCGTAGTGATGTTGGCGCTTGTACCCGTCAGCGTAGTGATGTTGGCCGAAGTAGAAGTAAGCGTCGTTATATTGGCGCTAGTCGCGGTCAGTGTTGTAACTGACAAACTATCAAAGCTAATTGAGCCACCACTTGTGATGTAGCTCGTGGCTTTGACAATATCTGTGCCGTTTGACACTAGAAGTTGTTTTTCGCCCGTAGCAACAGATACGCCGGTACCTGCGCCAACCTTTACGGTAACTGCGCCGGTCGTATTGTTGTATACGAAGTAAAGTTTCTTGTTGGCAGGGACCGCAAGCACCGTGTTGGTACCGCCCGTACCCGTCAATTCAAGATACATATTACGGGCAACACCTGACGCGCCATCTGGAATCGTGATGGAGGTGGTATTACCCGTCGTCATGGCCTGCGTGACGTAACCCGAAATCGCCTGTTCAATCAGGGTTCCAAGGTTAGTATTCGTGGTATTACCCCACGATCCCGCCTGATCGCCTGTACCGATCAGTTCAAGGGCCAGATTAGTGCTGAATGTGCTAGACATTTACGTACCTCACGCCGCGATTTGTGTCCAGTTCGCGTTCTGATCAGTATCAATCAAACCCCAGACGTTTACTGCCGGGGTCTGGGAACCAATATACCCTGTTGCAGAGACCCCCGTCACGATGACGATTCTATCTATCCGTACTTGAACTGTACCGATTTCCCCAGTTCCCGCCACCCCCGAAACTAGATAAATGGAGTTTTGAGTTACGGTACCAAGCTCTGTTGTCGCTTCAACCCCGGAAACAGCAAATACGCAATCAAGAGAAAGCGTAACTGTCCCAACCAGACACGCCCCTAATACCCCATCCTCAATAACGACAGCCGTACCAACTACAACTTCATCGCCAAGTGTTCCGGTTGCCGATACCCCGGTAACAAGCTCTGTATGACCCGAGATAACTACAGGGACGCCAAGTTGTGCAGTTCCTTCAACCCCCGTAACAGACAGAATCTGGTCGGTAACAAAGGAAACCGTGCCAACTTCGCCGGTGGCCGAAACGCCCAAAACAGGGACGATAAGTTCAAGGAAGATAGTGACATCACCAACTTCCCCGGTACCCGCCACGCCATCTTCAATAACAATGGCATCAGCAACGACTACCTCATCACTGAGGATGACTTGGGCTTCTACGCCTGTAACGGCGAGGACCTGATCGTGGGAGACAAATACAGTCCCCAGTTCACCGGTTGCCTCAAGCCCCGTTACGAGAACGATTTGGTCTGTAACGAACGAAAGCGTCCCAACCTCACCGGTACCAGTGAAGTTTACGGATGCTGTGCCCCAACCACCTTCACCCCATCCTGTAATGGAGTTCCAGCCGTCTAAGGCTACTACTACGTCCGCCACAGACGTAGCCTACTTAGGCGATGCGGAGAATAGCAGTCGAAGAAGCCGCAGCCGGGAACTGGATGGTGAAGTTACCAGCCGTCGAGGTCTTGTCCCCACCGAATGCCAGAACTGCAACAGCCTTATTGCTCTGAGTCTCGTTATAGATCAGGGCACCGTTCGCCGTAATCGTGGCCGAAGCCCACGTGACATCATCGAAGTCCAACCACGCCGTAGTGCTGGTCGAAGTCGGAACCTGCGAAATTGTCAGCGTCTTCCCACCTGCCGAATAGTTCGTGCCAGACGAAGAGACTTCATCCGTAGTGCTGTAAGCGGTAGTAGCTGCACTCAACGTGGCCGACGAAGTGAACAAAGCAATCTTGAACACATCCGCCGCCGTTGAAGCGCGAATGACGCCGGTACCAAAGTTATGGATGCCGTCAAGGATTTCAACCTTGAACGACGTTGCCATTGCCTGAGTAATAGCCATTTTAATCTCCTAAATACGCTGCTGCGTCGTTAAAACCATTTTCAATTAAGTTACGTTGTGCGGTTTTTAAGGCCGCACCTTGCGCCTCTTGCAGGTATTTAATAAGTACCTGTTTTAACCCTTCTTGGGTATCTACACGGAGCACGCGATTAACCGCACGCTCTGCGATTTCTTCAACCGTATGTTCTCGATGGTCTGTAGTCTGAACAAAGACCTGACCAATTTCTGAACCGCCTACAAAACTCATGTGACAGAAATCCTAACTTGCCCAGAACGATATGCATCCTGACGATCCAAGCCATCGCCAAGACGTTTGAGGAGCGTCAACGCCTCCTGATACTTCGCCTCGTAGTTCTGCATCATATCGGCTTCGCCCTTCAAGTAGGTGTACGCCTCGCGCAACGACCCATAGAGCAATACCGATTCAAAATTATCCCCAAGCCATGACGTACCGTGATTAACGATAGACACCGGGTAATAATAGTAATGCAACTCCATCGAATACGCGGCGTCCGGGGTTGGACCCAGAATCATGCTGGTGTCGTCCCAAATCGCGTAATACGCAGGTTTCCCTGTGCTATTCGGAGGAGGGTAGGCTTGCCGAATATAATTAACATCCTTATTGAGCAGATACTCGTAATCCCCAGTAGTCGGGTCGATCACTGCTAATGAGAACGTCGAAAGCCAATCAGACGGTAGTGCAAGGTACTGGAAATTAATCGTCGTCGTACCCGTCACGTTTTTACGAATCGCCGGGATCTGAACTGAGTTGTAGATCCGCTCTTCAGCTACCTGCACAAACGTAGGAATATTCGCTACGAAGCTCTGCTCCGTAGACTCACAATACTCCTGAATCAGTGTAGAAAGCTGACTGTAATTCACGGCGACCAGCCCGACCGATACTTCATATCCGTATCAAGATTGATCTGCGACACGAACTTCGTGCCCTTCGTCGCAGCCCCTGCACCCTTCATCTTCATGTGGGTGACGCCCTTGTTCACATCCTTCTCAGGGTAGCCGTTGCGACCCGTCGAATCGGTGTTGGGCTTAATCTTGTTCATGTTGTTCATGGCTTACCTCGGACCTGAAGAGCCGCGCATCGGGCTGCGCTGGTTCATCACCTTCGCCATGCCACGACCATACTTCTTCATGTCGCTGTTGGTCTTGCCGCCAGCGCGGAAACCTTTAGCATTTTTACCGTGAGCCTTACTCGCCGGGAGTTTGGCGTGTTCCTTCAAAGTCATAGCCATCTCAATCTCCTAGGTCGTCACGACCGTTACGGTTCCTACTTCGCCTGCGGGGGCGAGAGTATTAGGGGTTAGTTCCGCATCGAACGATCTTGATCCGCCGACCGGGTTCCAACCCCACTGAATCATTCTACTACCACCTGCGCCATTGTTACCCTCTTCGTAGTAACTCAGATCAGGTCTCGGGTTCCTAAGTGCCTGCGG